AGCGGTTGTACGCTTTTTGCTGCTCGTCTGTTAGTTGTATCACTCTTCATTCTCCTCGTTAAACTTCTCATTCTCTAGTGCGTCCAAACTGATGGGCTCACGGGTTAGGTAACTCTCTAACTGGTGCACCCGTCCGGTTGATACGTTTAACACCTTGGCCAGCTCCGATGTTGTCGGTGCACGTCCCAGGATCTGCGACAAGGCCTGCTCTTCGTATCGCATCTTCTTGATGGCCTCCATGATGTTGACTGGCAGTCGGATCACGTTTTCTGTGTTGTTCAGTTCACGCAATACAAAGCGCCGGATGAATGCACACGCATAAGATGAGAACCGTACGCCCTTGGTTGGTTTCCAACGACGTGCTGCGAGCAATAAGGCCTCGTTGCCCATCTGAATCAAATCGTCCATTGGTGTCTTACCATGGTGCCAGGCTGTCATCTTGCTAGATACCATGTAGGGTACCAGTCGCAGATTATGCCTGACTAACTCGTCGTAGGCATCCTCGTCACCCTTGGCGATACGATGACCCAGTTCGTGCTCGTAGGCCAGTGGTAGTGTAGATATATCCATGGCCATGAGCTCCTGGAGATAGTCTGTCTTAATATCATTATGTTCGTTCAAAATGGTGCCTCCGGTAATTGTGCAGCCGCTATACTATATAAATGCAAATTCGGCTCTTTTGGCAGTGCCTCTAAGCGCGTCCCTGGTGTGAGGTATGGGGTAGCCTCCACTTTACTAACAAACTTCCTGGAGGCCCCTCCAAACTCATCTATGAGCAGATACTTATACTGGCTCACCGTCCGATACCCTTGACGGTCAGTGCCACCTCATTCTCGGCCAGTTCGCGGGCCTGCTCTTGTTTCCATTGCTGCCATACGTCCAGGAGGTTGGTGTCCTCGTATGGTGTTGCCAGGATGTGATCTACAAAGTCCTGCTCTACCTTGTTGAGTCTTTTGATGATGTTAAGTCCGTGCATGTGTTTCTCCTTAGATTGATTTTACTACTACTGCGGTGATGTGTTGGATCTGTGTCACCTGGGCGACAAAGTCCGCGTCTGCTAATTTACGTACCAATGGTGCGCTGATGTTCTCGCGGTCATACTCTTGCACCTCTGCAACAAACTGCTCACCCTGGTACTCACCGATGCCACGCGCGATGAGCTCTGTTTTTAACTTGGCCTTGATGGCCTCGAGCTCTTTGATCTGCTTGTCTAGTGCACCGTACTGGTCAATGATATTGTTCATAAATCCTCCGTTGAAAATTGTATTATACTGATTACCAGGTATCTGTCAACAATTATTTGATACCGGCCATACTGTTGGCCCACACTGCGCCGCTGCGCTGCTTTACAAACTCCCAGGATCCCTTCGTACCATCTTCTACCTGGAGGCGTGACGGGATGGTGTTGCCGTAGTAATCACGCGCTGCCTTAAGTCCAAGCAGGCATTTGCCGGCGTTGATGGCCTCCATCATAGCGCGGCCATAAGAGCCCTGGAAGGACCACGCGCCGCTGTTGATCGCGCGCTGAATGGATTCAAAGTACTCGGCCTCGCTGATGTCCTGGTCAAATTCAATGTTGTTGATGTCGCTGATTGTTAGTGTCATTTTATTGTTCCTCGTATAGTTTGATGCGTGATTGTTCAGGGTTATTGTACCACAAGTCCAGGGTATCTATCATTTAGCTGCCTCAATCTCGTCAATGATCCAGGTCAGTGGTTTGCGAGTGCGCAGATACTCCTGGGCCTCTTCCTCACGACGACGCTGCTCTGCTGCATACGCTGCGCGTGATGCTGCGAAGGCCTCGTCGCGACGTGTGATAAAGAATTTTTCTACATCACCACTGGCCTGGGCGCGTACCAGGAGCTCGATGGCCTGCTCTTGTGTCAGTCCGGTGTCGTGGCTCATCTCGACTGAGAATGAGTCCTGGAATGATTTTACTACCATGTAACCACCACCAAACAGGCTGCTGCGTTTTACCTGGTACGCGAATGGGCGTGTGGCCTCAGGGAACCAGGCCTTGGCCAATGCTGCGTCGTCTTCTTTGCTGTAGTTTAATGTCATGGTAGTAATTCCTTTGTTGTGTTGATGTGTCTATTATAATGACGTCCTGGCAGGATGTCAACAAGTATTTTAATAAACCCCAATCTCACCAGGGTTAATCCATTCTGCATGCAGGTCATACTTGGCCAGGATCTCAGTGATCTTTGGATTGATACCGAAGTCCCAATCCGGTATATTGCGGCCATCATAGTAGTCGGCCCACAATGTGTCCCGGTCATAGTCACCGTAGATACCCTCGGCGCTGATCTGAAAATTCTCGATGTCGCTGCGCTCATATACCGGGCAGCCGATTTTCTTGAGCGCGTTGAATGCTAGTCTGTGGTTACGTGTCATTATACTGTCTCCTTTTGGCGTTTATTCTCATCATACATAATCTCCATCGCAACGGTGCGAAGGATGTCTACTGCGATCTCTCTGCGCATCTGCTCCTCTAAATTGGTCGCGCTGTAACCACCGCTCCAGTTTGATGAATTACCTTGAATTACATTTTGCAAATATGCAACTTTGCGTCCAAACGTATTGCAATTCTTTACCTCATCAAATTGGCGCAAATACTCTTCTTTCCAAAATGTTTTCTCTAGCTCGCGTATTGCGAATTTAATATCTGCCATTGTGCTGCTCCTCTTAAACAAACTGAAAGTATTCGATGTTGAATGGGCCCCAGGCATCTGCCTTGTCACCAATCAATTCACCGGTGTCGGTGCTGTGATTATAAACCGCGATGCAGTCCTGGTCGAGTGCTGTGGCCAATACCAGGAGCGAACCAGTAACGCGCAGGAAGTCGATGATCACGGTAGGCTCATCACTGTCGTATGATACGCGAATGTTGGTCACGTCTGCCACTGCACCCAGGGCAGCCTTGATGGTCTGATCAACGCTGTTGACGCCCTTGGTGAATGGATTGTTAAGGCCGATGTTGATTGTGTATGACATGGTGATAATTCCTTTGTTGTGTTAATGTGTCTATTATACTGATATTTGGTCGGGTGTCAAGTACTTTTAAAAAATATATTTTGGGTTAACACCAGCATCTTTTTTGTACTGGTTCCACTGGGCATTGGCCCGGAAATTGGCAATACGCCAAACCTTTTGCCACTGGGCCAACAGGCCCTCATCAGCACACAGGTCTTTTACGGCCTGCTTTTCATTGCCACAAAAATCCCTGGTGTTGATGATGGTGTCAACAGCATTGTTGATGATGGTTTCTGATATAAACATTTTGCGCTCCTGTTTGTTGTGTTGATGTGTCTATTATAATGATATTTGGCCGGGTGTCAACAACTATTTTAATACCCGACCAAATTGTGTGGTTATTACAATATGCCGTAGATTGGCGTTACCTCACCGACGCGCAGGTCTAGGCCTGTACGCTCACGCTCTACCTGGGCAAACTGCTCTGCCTCTTCCCTGGTCTTGAACGTGCGCTCCCGGAACCCATGCTCGCGTTTGAGGGCCATTCTACCCTTATTGCCCAGGTGCTCGTATGCCTTCCAGCTGAGCGCCACGTCGTATTGTGTTTTGCCTGTTGTGATCATGTTGTCCTCCTGGTTAGTTTGACTGCTGTGCTGCGACTACTTCGATGGTGTGTGGTTTGTTCTTGCCGGTTTGGCCTGCTGCTTTACGGGCCAGCTCTTCTGTTGTTGCAAACCCTGTGAATACCTGGTATATATTGACTGAGCGATAAGCATAAGCCAATGGCTTACTGGTATTGCGGCTGATGGTTGTGCCATCTGAGAATGTTGCTGTTACTTTCATGCTGTTCTCCTGGTGTGATGTTGATGTAACCATTATAATGACCTTAGGAGCTCTTGTCAAGCCCCTAAGGTTAGTAGGGTTATTAATCGAATATTACTGTGGGTTCTTCGTCCATGATGGCCTGGCACTTTTCATTGATGTATTGAAAGTAGCTATCGCGACCACCATCGTCACCTACGTAATGATGGTGCACTGCGTTGGCACACCACTGGATCTCGTCGGCCTTCTGCTGCTTAGCGACCTGGAGCGCAAACTCGTTGATGTCTGCCACATCGCTGGCCAGGAATAAGTGATCGTCTTGGCCTACATAGATCTGATGCTTGATGAACTCACCGTTGTTAACTGATGTTGCTGTGCCGCGCTGCTTGCCCCAGCTTTGGATGGTCAGCTTGCTAACACATACAGTGGCCTTACCATTCCAGTTAGTGATGGACCATACTACGTCACCCTTCTTAAACTGTTTGCTCATGCTATTCTCCTGGTGTTACGTTGTTGATGGCTCAATTATAATGACCTTTCACCTGGTGTCAAGTACTATTTGCAACTATCTCACATGGTGAAATGTGGGAGATTGTGGGGCGCGGTGGGATGACGTGCTGCCTGGTGTGGTGTCCACCCCACCCCTCAGGTCCTCGCGTGCGCATCACGCCACCACGCTGGCATACAGGGCCACCATGGCACGCAGCCACGCTGCCTGGTACCCACCCCCCACCACGATGCCTGCGCGGCTCTACGGCCCGCTGGTGAGCTGGCTATGTTAGTGCGCACTAACTTAGCTGAGCGGCCCAGCTTGGGCGCGTGGCCTAAGTGTGTAAGTGCTCACTATCGCTGCGAGCTACGCTTGGGGCGCGTGGCCAATGTGCCTATGTGGCTGGGCTGGCAGGGAAGTAAGTCTTCACTCACCCTCCTTGCCAGGTGGGGCCTTGTCAATTAGGGTATACCCCTATTTGGGTCCCGTGCACCAAGTTGGGGCAGGGGGCCCCACAGACCGCAAGCTGCTACAATTTCAAAATTTTTTTGTAATTTTTTTGTAAAATACTAGGGTTTACCCTAATGCTACATAAAAATGCTGCACTGCATCCTGTCTTCTGTGTCCCGAAAACAGCATTTTAATTGATAATCATTCTTATCTGCAGACCAACAATCAAGGACTTAGGCATTTTCGGGACATAGAAGACATAGAAGACACCCTTTATTCTATTTTATTAAAAATATTTTAAAAAAATAATTTATTATCCTGGATAAAGTTAAAACAAGGGTGTCTTCTATGTCTTCTGTGTCCCGAAGGGACAGAGTCGAACCATATTTTTTAAACGTGGCAGTAATCGATGGCGTTTTTGCATTAATATAGGTATGAGCAGGTACGTATATCAAATACAGGGGGCATTGGAAGATGCCAGTGGTAGACTTAGAGGTCTACGGGTCTTGGTATGTGATTTGTATAATTTTGAATCGGTGGATGTTCCAATCGAAATCTTAGACAGAGAAACAGCACGCTACCTGCAATTTAGGATGAATGTGACAGAATCGGCGCCCAACATCGCCAAGCTGCCATACTCCGTTCAAAACAACATACGAGTGCCGTTAGGGCGCTGGCTGGACCGTTGGGTCCTCACTAATTTTCATGGCGATAGCATCAAATCAACGAATACTAACCCTGGACCTATGGAAACTGGCCTCTGAGATTAGGCCAGGCGATTACCTGTTTAACAACGATGGTCAACTGGTACAGGTAAAAAGCATTCACCCCTACGTATCCAACGAATGCTATGAGGTGGAGTTTGATGACCACGTCACGATTTGTGGCGATAAGCACCTGGCATTCATGCTGGAAAACCCTAAGTACCGCAAAAGATTGCGAGAATACAAAGGAGTACATAAATTTCGGCGCCCACTACGGCGCTATAGCGTCTTGGATATTGTGGAGTCTGGCGAAAACTTATCAATGCCGACTACCAAGCCGTTGCAGTTCCCACACCAAGATCTACCCATACCACCGTTCTTGTTAGGATTTTGGTTCCTGGGTAAGAGAGCCAACAAGACGATGGTACCATCGCCAGGTTGGTCAGAATTTATACACCAAAAATTTAAAGACGCGGGGTACAAGATTACAACCCACCGGCTTAGGATGAACAACGAGCGTGAGTTTAAGTGCCACCCCAGTATCGAATCTCAGCTGGCGCCGTTTATTCCTAAAAAGATTCCGGCCAGATATCTTTACGCATCGGTTGAGCAAAGAATTGAGCTGCTGTCTGGATTAGTCTACGCAAGACGCGGACACTACAATGTTAAGAATGACGAGTTTGTTTTTACGTCAAAGAACCGAGAGCTTATGAATCAGATTCGTTTTTTGGCCGAATCACTCGGCAGCAAAACGTTTACGATTCAGAAAAAAGACACGGGTTCATTCGTGATGAACTTTAAGACTTACATCAAATTAATTGATACGCAGGTATCTAAACCACTAAAGATTCATTACGGTAGGCGGTACATACCAGAGATTAGACAAGTTAAACCCCAATCGTGTGTGCACATCAAGACAGATGGCGCAAATAACACATTCTTGGTAGGCGAAGGATTTATTTCAGCATGCTGACACCATCACAAGAACTTAAGTTAGAGAAGTTCGCAAAAGCACATAGCCACTGGCCTAAGCCAGAACTAGATGCGGCCATCTGGCGCATTCGTTGGCAACTCCAGGCACTACCTCATCAAAAAGAACCAGAAGATGGAGAATATGACACCTTCCTTATGCTTGCGGGCCGGGGATCTGGCAAGACGCACACTGCTAGTCATTGGATTGGTATTCGGGCTTGGATCTACGGCGGAACCCGCTGGCTTGTCACAGCTCCTACGAGCAATGACATCCGAGCCACCTGTTTCGAAGGAGACTCCGGACTCCTCAACATCATCCCCGAATCTCTCATCAAAGACTACAACAAGTCCCTCTTCGAGATCACCCTTACCAACGGCTCCCTCATCCAAGGCATCCCAGCCTCAGAGCCAGAACGTTACCGTGGTAAACAGTTCCACGGGGCATGGTTCGACGAGCTCTGCGCATTCGAGTACCTCGACGACGCATACGACGGCGTGCAGTTCACGCTGCGTCTTAGAGATCCACGGATCTCCCGCGTCCAACAAATCATCACCACGACCCCCAAGCCAAAAGAACTGATTGTTGACTTAGCTGAGGGTAAAATCGGCGGCGATGTGTACATGGTTAATGCCTCGTCTTATGACAACCGGCAGAACTTATCGGAAACATTTTTTAAACAGCTTGAGACTTACGATGGCACTGACATTGGACGTCAGGAGATCTATGGAGAAATCTTAGATCCCGAGCAAGCGGGTATTATCAAACGTAAACAGTTCAAACTCTGGCCGGCCAATAAGCCAACGCCAACCCTGGAATACGTCATCGCATCATATGACCCAGCTACCAGCGAAAAGACCATGAACGACCCCACGGCCTGCACAGTGTGGGGCGTGTTTGAACAACAAGACGCTGGCACATCGGTCATCTTACTGGACGCATGGGATGAGCACTTAGCATACCCGCAACTGCGCCGCAAGATTATTGACGATTTTAAAGAAGTAGTCTATGGTGCAGATAACGATTTTGCTAAAGGCAAGAAGGCAGACCTTATTCTGATGGAAGATAAATCTGCTGGTATCTCACTGATCCAAGAACTCCAAGGCTCTGGTGTACCAGTGCGTGGATACAACCCAGGCAGGGCGGACAAAGTACAGCGATTAAATATCGTCGCGCCCCTGGTTGCTAAAGGTAAGGTGTTTATCCCAGAAGATCCAAAGATCAAGGGCGAGTTTGCTGACTGGGCAAAACGATTCTTGCGCCAGGTCTGCTCATTCCCAGAAGCGGGTGGGCATGATGACTATGTTGACTCACTATCACAAGCACTAAGGGTATTACGAGACTCTGGTTGGTTGCAGTTAGATTATCTACCAGCACGCAATTATGACTATGCTGATGATGACTATTCACGCAAGTTTGTCAACCCATACGCGCAATAGGGCGGATTGCCCGTTATTATTGCATTAATATTAATAGGACAGCCAAGCTGTCACCAAATTCTTAAGTTAAAATAATCTATGGCCCAAAACCCACAATTACCAATCCAAGCTGGTAGTAATCTCCCCGGATTAGACCGGGAAGAGGACATCCATGAGGCGCAAGACCAAGAAATGGAAATGGACGCCTATGAAGATGCGTTGGGTTTAGACCCAGATGAAGTAGAGCAAGAAGTCATTGAACTTGATGATGGCTCCGTTGTGGTAAATTTTACACCAAAAGAAAGCCCACAACAAAACCCAGAATTTTATGCTAACCTGGCAGAAGTCTTTGATGAAGATGTTTTGCAGATGTTGGCAGTTGAGTACCTGGACTATATCGACGTTGATCGTGAGTCTAGAGAACAACGAGACAAGCAGTACGAAGAAGGATTACGCCGTACCGGTTTAGGTAAGGACGCGCCTGGAGGAGCCACGTTCGACGGAGCTTCCAAAGTCGTTCACCCAGTTATGGCTGAGGCCTGCGTAGATTTCGCTGCGTCTTCATCCAAAGAATTATTGCCACCCGATGGAATTGTTAAGTCAAACATCAAGGGCACTGCAGATCGCGTCAAAGAAGAGATTGCTGAACGTAAAGTAAACTTTATGAACTGGCAGCTCACAGAACAAGTACCAGAGTTCCGTGACGAGATGGAGCAGCTACTTACCCAGTTACCGCTCGGTGGTTCTCAGTTCCTTAAATGGCGCTATGACGCAGAACAGCGTCGCCCAACATGCGAATGGGTGCCAATCGATAATATCTTGTTACCTTGGGCCTCTACCAATTTCTACACAGCAGGACGCGTAACTGAAGTACAAGACATCACAGAAGATGTGTTCTTACAACGTGTTGAAGCTGGAATCTATCGTGATATCGATAGTGAATATTCTTCTGATGCACCATTAAACGATCAGACCCAATCTGAAAAAGCAAACAATAAGATCGAAGGCAAGGATATGCCTTCTAAAAATATTGATGGCTTGCGTCGTATCTACGAAATTACTTGTTTTATTCGCCTAGATGATGATCCAGAAACTGATGGTAAACGTGCACCATACATTCTCACAATTGATGAGACAACAAGCAAAGTATTAGCACTCTACCGCAACTGGGAAGCTGGCGATGACAAACTTAAAAAGATGGACTGGTATGTCGAGTTCAAATTTATTCCCTGGCGTGGAGCTTACGCTATTGGATTGCCTCATCTTATTGGTGGCCTTTCTGCTGCTCTTACCGGGGCTCTGCGCGCTTTACTTGATGCTGCTCACATCAACAACAGCCAGACAATGCTTAAACTCAAGGGTGGACGCATTGGAGGACAGTCTGACCGAATAGAGCCAACTCAAGTTATTGAGATTGAGGGAGCCCCTGGCGTTGATGACGTTCGCAAGATTGCGATGCCAATGCCATTTAACCAGCCATCTTCTGTGCTGTTTAATCTGCTTGGTTGGTTGACTGATGCCGCTAAAGGTGTTGTTACTACAGCCGAAGAAAAGATTGGCGAAGCAAACAACAACATGCCTGTCGGCACGGCGCAAGCGCTGATCGAACAAGGCGCTAAAGTATTCTCAAGCATTCACGCCCGTCTGCACCGCAGCCAGGCTAAATCTTTAATGATCGTCTCACGTATCAATCATTGGTACTTAGATGAGATGGACAACCAGTCTGGCGAAGAGATTAAAGTTCGTGACTTTGCGTATAACTCTGATGTACGCCCAGTATCCGATCCTAATATTTTCTCTGAGACACAACGTTTAGCACAAAACCAGGCACTGTTGCAGATGGCGTCATCCGCGCCCCCTGGCATGTTTGATATGCGTTCTGTTTATCGCCGTGTACTTGGACAGTTAAAAGTTCCAGCAATTGAAGAGATCCTGCCAAACCCAATGGGCGCGCATGAATCTAACCCAGCACTAGAAAACGTTTCAATGACCATGGGTCGTCCTGCAGCAGCATACCCAGATCAAGACCACATTGCTCACATCAAGGTTCACTTAGAATACGCAGAAAATCCAGCCTATGGTGGCAACCCTGTCATTGGTCCTGTATTTGCTCCTCATGCACTTGAGCACATCAAGCAACACTTGACACTGCATTATTTACAATCGATGCGCGCTTATGTGGCCCAGGCTTCTGGCGGCCACGATGTACTTGAATTGCACACAGAAAAACCATTGGATATCGAGGCACAACAAGCGTTGGCCCTGGCATCGCAGATGGTTGATGAAGATGCTAAGATGAACTTGTCTGGTTATGTACAACAAATCCAGGCCTTGGCAATGAAAGTACAACAAGCACAACAAGCTCAGATGCAGCAAGTTGCTATGAATGATCCTACTTCTGCTGCAATTATCAAAACATCGATGGCTGAGACAGAACGTAAGACACAAGAGTTCCAAGTTAAGATTCAATCTGACTTACAACAAGCACAACAAAGCTACCAACTCAAGGTTGCAGAACTGCAGCAGAAAGTGGCCGAGTTGCAAGCTAAGTATTCAACCCAGACCAATATCGACAACCAGCGTAATGCTACCGATATCGCGATGGCAAATATTAATAATGCAGCAAAAGAACGTGTCGCAGCCATTACGGCCGGTGCACAAATGGATCAGCAGCAGGCTCAGCTTGACCACGAACAGAACATGTCTGCCATGGAGGCTATTAAAGCATCCGATCAGGACATCCGTCAACATGGTCTAGCAGTACAGCAGCAGAATTTCCAATCACAGGCAGATCAAGTAGCACAGCAGGCAAAAGCACAACAACAAGCCGCATTAGCTCAACAGCAACATGAGCAACAATTGCAGCAACAAGCATTCCAGGCGCAAAACCAAGCATTACAGTCACAAGCCCCGGAACAACAAGCAGCACCACAACCACCCACTGAGGAACAATAATGGCAAAAGATGAATTAGGTTTTCGTCAAACCTACAAGCAAATGGGCAAACAAAGCTCCGGCGGCGGCCCAGAAGACAAAAATTTAGACGCTGGTAATTCTGGCTCACACCGCGACAACAACTGGAAGATTGGCGCAGCGCAAGCTAAGATGGCTAAACCTTCTAAAGTTGGTCCAGATAAGAATCTGAACGAAATCGGCGGCGGAAATTTCTACTAATGCTTAGGGCGGATTTTCCGCTCCCTTTGCATTAATATGTATAAGAAGGGAAAAGCATCGACGGATGCCGTTCTTGCCAGTACAAGAACTAACCTTCTACCTATTTAACTTACTGGAGTTAGAAATGAAACCTTGGACAAAAAAGAATGCCAAGCGAATGCTTTCCAAAGATTCGCATGTAAAAACGATATTTGCCAATAGAAAATCAAAAGCAAAAGCCAATAATATACCATTTGATGTTACATATGAGTATGTTTTGTCAATTGCACCTGATATATGCCCAGTTTTAAATATCCCACTTTCTTGGTGTGAATCAAAAGGTAAAACAGGAAATAAAGATAATAGTCCAACAATGGATAAGTTTATTCCAGAATTGGGTTATGTAGAGGGAAATGTGTATTGGATTTCCCATTTAGCAAA